TAATATGCAAGGGTGTCCCACAACAACGCACCATCTGTAAGCATATCTGCAACTGTATCCTTCTTCCAATGTCCACCACCTTCTAGTAAATCTATGGCTCTTTCAAGTGTTATTTCTTGCCAATGTTTTGCATCTTGTTTTCTTGGTCGTTTCCATTTCATTAATACTATCATTTATTCCCTTTCTTTTCTCTCTTATATAACTTCATTAGGTTATATCTACATACAACCTCCAGAGGTTATATAGAACTATATTTCTTTAACTATGTATATACTATACTGTTATTAGTTTATAATTGATTAATTGTTTTCTTTGTAAAGATTACTTGCTCTAACATTATCAATTCTGTCAAAGCTAGGATTTATACTATCTAACGCTCTTTCTATTTCTAATTCAATTCTTTGAATATCTGCGTCATCATATATGTCTAGCTCTATTGTGCAAGTGTATCTTGTTGTTTTATCTGTAGTCATGGTATTTATTCCCTTTGTTAATTAAAGATATATTACAGATATATGATATTTAAAACATTGTCAACCCATAAAATAAAAAAAATGTGTATTATTTTTCCGTTACCCTGTGGACAACATATATAATATTTAATTAATTCCTAGGGTAAGAGTGTAGAATTTGACAGATAGGACTTTTTAAAAAATAAAAATAGACCCCTTGGGGGGGGTGGCTAGTTTATACGTTAGAGGTAACCCACACAATTTTTTTGCAATTTTTTCACAAATGATATATGCTACCTATATAAGGAAATAAAATGTCTAAAAAGATTTCAACAAACAACTATGTTCATGTATCAAAGGGTACTTCTCAAGGTAGGAATCCTATCAAGGGTAGTATGAACAAACATAAGCGTAGAAGTTTTAAGAAGTATAGAGGACAAGGTAAATAAGAAAGGAAAGAGTATGGCAGGACCTACACACAGTAATCGTAATTACAAACTAATGAAACCTATTAACATGACAGAAGGTGATTATATCATAGAAGTATGGGAGGGTAGTAATTGGAATGACGATACTAAGACTAGAGAAGTTATTGATGGTGCGATTGATATAAAGATTTATCAGAAGATAGATGACGCATCTAAATACAACAAGGGTGATATTGTTGGTTTCTTTAGAGCATGGGGTAATAATACTTCACCAAGTACACAGTTCGCTAAAGATGAGGGACTAGATGACGAAATCCCTTTCTAAGAAGAGGATAGTCAAACCACCTTTAGATAGATTTGGTGGTGTACGCATAGTACAGAAACGTATCCAGAAGTCTGAAGTGTTAGAACATCATAAAGATGCGGTGGCACAAGAACTAATTGATATAGCAACATCAAGTATAGATGAGATTATCGATTGGGATTCTTCTGGATATGTGCGTGTTAAATCACCAGATGAAATATCAAACAAGGCAATCAAAGCAATTAAGAAGATTAAGATGACTCCGACTAAGGAAGGTCCTCAGTTGGAAGTAGAATTACACGATAAGGTATCCGTGTTAAGAACATTAGCGAAAGCAACAGGGATGATGGATAAACAAGAAGATCTGGACAAGCCTTCTGTTGTAGGTATAGTAATGCACGGACCTGAACAAATTATAGATGTGGAGCCAGTGAATGAAACAAAGGACAATGGAGATACCAGAGAGACAGATAATACAGAAGGAAATGCTGAAGAAGAAGATTAGTATGCAAGATGTAGCTCGTAACAATGGAATCTTCGTAAGCAAACTACAGCAGATACTATCTGGTAAAGCAACAGTAACACAAGATAAGATAGATAGAATTATAAAATATGTAACACAGCATGACTAGTCCAATAACAAATCTGAACCTAGACTTCACCACTTCCCCTACTGTATGGAAGTTCCTGCAGGATAAATCATTCGTCAGGGGGATTATGGGACCAGTAGGTAGCGGTAAGTCTTATGCTTGTGCCGCTGAGATTATGTTAAAAGCAGTCAGTCAAGTACCATCACCAAGAGATGGAATCAAATACAGCAGGTTTGTAGTTGTCAGAAACTCATACCCTGAATTAAGAACAACAACCATTAAGACATGGCAAGAGTTGTTTCCTGAGAATATCTGGGGACCTTTCCGTTGGTCTCCTCCGCTAACCCATCATATCAAGCTACCATCACGAGACAATGCTCCAGGTATAGACTGTGAAGTTATCTTCCTAGCTCTCGACCAACCCAAAGATGTCCGTAAACTTTTATCCATGGAGTTGACAGGGGCATGGGTGAATGAAGCACGAGAACTACCCAAGGCTGTAATTGATGGGTTAACACACAGGGTAGGTAGATACCCTACTCTATCGGATGGTGGAGCTACGCCTTGGCGTGGTATTATTATGGATACCAACCCTATGGATGATGACCATTGGTGGTATCGGTTATCTGAAAAAGAAAAGATGACTGGAAAATATAAGTGGACATTCTTTAAACAGCCAGGTGCTGTAGAGGAATGTAAGACTGACGAGTTGCCAGAGAATCCAGAAGCGAATGGTTTCGTGTTCTCAGCAAATACCTGGTGGGCAACTAACCCTAACGCAGAAAACAGAAAAAACCTGCCCACTGGGTACTATGAACAAACACTCCTAGGAAAGAACTCCGACTGGATACGTTGCTATGCACAGGGATTATATACCTATGTACAAGAAGGTAAACCTGTCATGAACGAATATGATGATAACATCATGTCCGAAGATTTCCTGGAGCCAGATCCAAACCTCCCAGTACAAGTCGGTGTTGACTTTGGTTTGACACCAGCGGCTATATTTGGACAGAAGCTCAAGAACGGAAGGTGGCAAGTCTACCATGAACTGGTAACATTCGATATGGGACTAGAACGTTTTGGTTCTATGCTTAAATCCGAACTGGCTACTAAGTTTCCGAAGTACGAAGTATTAGTATGGGGAGACCCTGCTGGTATGCAAAGGGATCAGATCTATGAGGTAACATCCTTTGACCATCTAAAGTCAATAGGATTACTGGCACGACCAACAGCAAGTAACGACTTTCGAGTGAGACGTGAAGCTGGTGCTATGCCAATGAACCGCTTAATTGAAGGTAAACCTGGATTGCTTATTGACAAGAAATGTCAAAGACTACGCAAAGCATTAGCAGGTGGCTACCATTTTAAAAGGGTTCAAATATCTGGTGGAGAACGTTATCGTGATACACCAAACAAGAACGACCATTCTCACGTTGGTGATGCTTACATGTATCTGGTATTAGGGGGTGGTGAACATAAACAATTAACGAGGGGACATAATCCACAATTCAAACAATCAGTAGCGAATACGGATTTTGATATATTTGCATGACAAGTTCAGCCAAACGTAAAGGTACAAGAGTAGAAAATAAAATAGTAAAGATGTTCCAATCTATGGACATCAATGCCAGAAGGCAACCCTTATCAGGAGCAATAAAAGACTTCCCACATGATGTAGCGGTAGATTTAATCGGTGGATTGGTGTGCGAAGTAAAGGCACGAAAGAATGGGGGAGGGTTTGCAACCATAAAGAAGTGGAAAGGTTCTGCTGATTTGCTTATCCTAGTAGAAGATTATGACCAGCCAGGTGTGTATATGGACTGGGCATTATGGAAAGAGATAGCAATGAGGCTGAAAGAACATGAATGAGCAGACACTAGAGTACTTATTTGGTACCCCAGGTACTAATTTATCCGTTGTTCCATTCAAATCCTACCTACTAAACATCATGGATCTCCATGAACACGACCGAAAACACCTAACAGAAATGCCAAACTATGCAGAGTTCTTAGACTTTGCCGCCCAAACTGGCTATGGATATACAGTATTAGATGGTGGAAAGCCTGTATTATGCTTCGGTGTAGCACCACAATGGTATGGTGTAGCCGAGTTATGGATGATACCTGATATGTATTTGGTTAGCAAACACAAGATTAAGTTCCATAAAGGAGCAAAAAGGTTTATGGATCTGATAATGGAAGAGTTGAATTTACACAGAATACATGTTACAGTCTTAGCTAGTAATATTCGAGCAATCAAATGGATTGAAAGTATATCTTTTAAAAGAGAAGGGGTGTTAAAAAAATATACCTTTGACCAAAAAGATATGATAATATATAGCAAGATACGAAAGGACTAGTAATATGGGTATGTTATTCTCTAAACCAAAGTACACTCCACCACCAGAGTTAGAGGA